CGCCAGATTCAGAGATCCTGGAAGAGCAAGTCGTCGGCCCGACCTTCTACCTGTCGCGCACGCCGCGCACCGGCTCGATCTGGGTCTTCTCGGGCATCGGCGCAGCCATGCAGTCGGTCGCGATCACGGGCACGAACGGCCGCCAGATCACCGTGGCGCAGAGCGGCCCGCTGACCGTCTCCTATGAAGTCCCTTTGCGCAAGAAGATGAACGATGGCGTGACGGACCCGAACGAGCAACTTAGCAACCTCCTGAATCCAGTTGTGCGCGTGCGCAAGCACCTGGGCACCCCGAACGACCCCGTCGACGCGAACCTGCACGCCGCCCTGGGTGACCGTTGGCCAGAAACAGCCGTGCTGCGCGGCCTGTGCTACACCATCATCACGCTCGACCTGAATCACCCGGAGTTCCAGAGCGGCATCCCGCCGATCCACGCGGTCATCCGCGGCAAGAAGCTGTACGACCCACGCGACGGCCAGACCCGCTGGTCGCAAAATCCGGCGCTGGCCATTCGCGACTACCTGACCGGCCCTCTGTGCGCCGTGCCCGCGGCGGATCTGCCGACCGCGCAGTTCATCACCGCAGCGAACGTGTGCGACGAGGCTTCGCCAACCGGCGGCGTCCGTTACACGCTGAACGGCACCGTCACCTCCGACCAGGGGCAGGCGAGCGTGCTCGAGGCGATGACGCAGGCCATGGCTGGCGGCCTGGTCGCAACCACCTGGGATATTTATGCGGGCAAGTACGTCGCCCCGGTGGCCGCGCTGGTGCAGTCCGATATCGTCGGCGGCCTGTCGGTCACGCCTGGCGTATCGGATGCGAGCATCTACAACGGGGTCAAGGGCCAGTACATCGGTCCGGAGAACAAGTACGTCCAGACCGATTTCAAGCCGTACCAGAACAGCGTCTATCGGGCGAACGACGCGCGCGACCTGTACACGAACATCGACTTCCCGTTCACCGATTCCCTGCAGCGCGTCACCAACCTGGCGCGTATCTTCACGGAAGACCAGCGGAACGGGTTCACGATCCGGGCGGAATTCAGCCTGAAGGCCTGGCCGCTCAAGGTCGGGCAGCGCATCACCTTCACCAGCGCGGTACTCGGGCACAACGCCAAGGTATTCCGCATCACGGACAAGTCGTACTCTCCGACATCGGCCGTGCAGCTGACGCTCAAGGAGGACGCAGCCAGCATCTGGGACTATGCGGACGCCACGGTCGTGGACAGCACGCCGAACAGCGACCTGCCTGACCCGTGGAGGATCGACGCGCCGGACTCGCTATCGTGCACCTCGGGCGAAGCGGCGCTGCTGCGCCAGGCTGACGGTACCACCGTGCCGCGCATCATGACGTCGTGGCCCGCGATGGCCCAGGCGAACGGCGTGCAGGTGGAAGTGGAATGGCGCGCGGTGCAGTCGATCACCTGGGAGCGTACGACCGTCTCCGCAAGCGAAACGCGCGCGTACCTGTCGCCGATCACGCCGGGCTTCTTCTATGTCGTCCGCGCCCGCACCGTGAATCCGTCGCTGAACATCCACTCGAATGCGGTGGCCACCGTATACCAGGTCGAAGTCTTCACGGCGACGCCGACGGTCTATCAGTGGGCGACCAATAAGCCAGCGACGCCATCCGGAGCGGCAAGCTATGCTTGGCCCACCGCGACATTCGGCGCGGCACCGGCTGGTTGGAGCCTGACCATTCCGATCGCACCAACAGGCGGCAACGTCATTTTGTGGGCGGCAGTCGTCGCGGTGTCCGATGTCAGCGACGTGTCCTCCCCATTCGACTGGGCACAGGCGGAGGTGCGCAACCACGGTTACGCGCCGGCGACGGCAGGTACCGGGCCCGCCGGCTACAGCAATGCGCGCGTCGAGGCCTACCAGAGGAAAGCGACGGCACCGACCGGCACGCCCGGCGCTGTCGACGTCAACCTCACAACGGGCACGATCACGACCGCCACTTTGGCAAATGGCTGGCTGAAGGACAAGCCGACGGCGGACGGCAACCCGCTCTATGTGACCTCGGCCACCGCAAGCGGCACCGGCACCACCGACACCATCGCGAGCAATGAATGGTCGGGCGCGGTCGTGCTGATGTACGACGGCGCAGCCGGCACGCCAGGCATCAATACGGCACCGGTGCGTCTGTACCAGCGCAGCGCCAGTGCCACGGCACCGGCTTTGCCATCAGCCACGGCCACTTACACGTTCGCGAGCGGTGCGATCACGGGCATCAACAACGGCTGGCTGACCTACATTCCAACGGCGGGCGGGCAATACCTCCACACGACGCAGGCGACCGCGATCGGGGCTACGGCCACCGATTCCATCCCTGCAACGGAGTGGGCGGCCGTGCAGCTGATGTACGACGCGGCAGACCTGATCGCGGCAAAGGCGGCGGCTGATGCGGCGAACCTCGCGATCACGAATATCTCCAGCGATAACGTACTGTCGAAAGGGGAAAAGGCCGATCTGATTCTGCGATGGGCGGCCATCACAGGCGAAGCGAGCGGGATCGCGAATCAGGCTGACGCTTTAGGCGTCAATCGAGATGCGTACTGGGCATCGTATTTCTTATTGAACAATTACTTGCCGGCTGGCTGGAACGAAGTATCTTCAGATACGGCTATCGTTGGGACTACCTTTCGCGACAACTTCGCCGACTATTACAGCAAGAAACAGGCGCTGCTGAACGCCATTGCAGCGAAGTCGGCAACTGCGCCATACCTCAAGATTGGCGGGCGCAACCTTTATAAGAAAAGCTCGCCGATTGGCGTTCTCGTCGCAGGGTCGTATCTCACCGCGCGGACAGCGACTGGTTTTATTCTCAACGGCATCAATGCCAATACAGGGTCAATGCGATTGGCTGGGGTAATTGCGGCCAACGGCGAGTACACGATATCGTTTGACTTGCGAGCGGTGGATGCGAACGGCTTTTTCGTAGAAATCGACATGTGCGACGGTTACGGTGGTGATGCATGGACAATCGCGCCAACTACTACATCACAGCGGTTTGAGAAAACGTTCACTGTCTCAGGGGTGACCGACTTTGGCATCTTCAATTTCATTGATTTTAGTCGCCTGAGCAACCAAGGTCACCAGTTCTCTAACTTTATGGTCGAGGCGGGCAACAAGGCAACCGCCTACACGCCGGCACCGGAAGATGTGGCTTCCGATATCTCAACGGCGAAAGCGGCGGCAGATGCCGCCCAAATAAGCGCGACTGCTGCCCAAACCGCCCTAAGCCGGATTAGCGCAGACAACTGGCTGGCTGCTCAGGAAAAGCCCGTCGTCATCTTGGAGTGGAAGCGGATCGCGGATGAACGGTCAGGTATCGACACGCAGGCCGCCAATCTCGGGATCGGGGCTGAGCGGACGGCGTACCAGAATGCTTACGACAGCCTGAGCGCTTACCTGCCTGCGGGCTGGAACGATCTGACTACGGACACGCCGATCGTTCGGACGACCTTCGATCAGAAATTCGCCGATTACTACGCCGCGCGGCAGAGCCTGCTGAACACAATAACTGCTGTGCTCAAGTACATCGCTGCTCAGGCCGCGACCACTTCGACCTGGGCGGGCACAAGCGGAGAGGGCAAGCCTGCTGACTACGCAACCGTCGGAGCTCCACCTGGAACGAACGTCGGCAACACGCCAGCAACGACTGTCGAGGCCAACGCCAACAACGCCGTGAAAGCGCCAACATTCACGCTCACCGGCACCTTTGGCGGGACGACTTCCAATCCGGGAACCGGCCAGATGACCTTGAGCCGTGCTTTATTTGCGACGGTTTCAGGAAACGTGAATCCGGTCACGATCACCTGGGAGGCGACCAACGTCGATGCCACAGTGTCGATCAGGATGACCAGCAACACCGGGCCGAATGTCACGGTGTCGGCGACGGCATCGAACATTGGCATTACGATCGCCATCAAGTGCACCGCGACCGATGACGTCACCGGGCAATCCCTGGTGCGTACTGGCCTGGTCAACCTCCGCTTCGGGAACGTGTAATGGATATCGAAAACTGGTATGCAGGAGTCGACGGAGACGGGTTCGTTCAGCAGTTTGAGAGCGCGATTGAGGAGGGTGAGGGGCCAAACCTTCCGTTGCCTGGCCTGTTCCGATACTGCAGGCTGCCGGGCCCACCGGCCCTGCCGTCGCAGCCGGCGCCGACCTACCGTCTGCGCTGGATGGGCTTCGACACGGAGCCGCAGTGGGTCGAGGTCGTGCCCCTGGTTGAACTTCAGGCGGCAGCCATCGCCAAGACCTATCCCGACGTCGACGCCGTGTATGACGCCGCGATCGGTCGGCGCGCTACCGAGTATGCAAATGCTGCAGCGGCTGCGCGCGAGTACTTGGCCACCGAGGGCGAGCCGGCCGTGGTGTCGGGATATATCACCGGGCATGCGCGCAGCAACCCGACCGGCCAGCAGCAGACAAACGAATGGGCGGCGCAACAGATCATCGAGCGCGCCGACGCCTTCCGCTGGGCCGAACTGCAGATGCGGAATGTCCGGTTTGACCGGCAGGCCGACATGCGCGCGGCGACCACGCCGGAAGAACTCGCCATGGCTGTGGCCGAGTGGGATAGCTTCATCGCCTGGCTGCGCGCGACGCTCGGCCTGTAATCCAACCTGAAAGGAAGTCACATGGGCTCACGCTCAGGAATAGTCACGCTCCGATTTACCTCGAGGTGGCCCTACAACCCGATGAGCTTGGCGATCGCTACGTTCACAGGGTCGAAGTTCTTCAGCCACGTCGTCTCGATCATCGGCGACCGCGCTTACGAGGCTTCGATGACGCACGGCTGCCGGGCCTGCTCGGTCGACCAGGTCATGGACGGCGTAGTGCGCTACCGGGACATGCACGTCGAGGTGCCCGACATCGATGCCGCAATCGCGTTCGGCGAGGCCCAGCATGGCAAGCCGTATGACTTCGCCGGCGCCGTCGGCCTGCCGCTACTCAAGTCCGACGACTGGTGCGACGACGGCAAGTGGTGGTGCAGCGAAGTTGTGTTCGCGCAGCTGATGGCCGGTGGGGTCAACCTGCTGGATCCCGATGAGATGCACCGCGTCACCCCAAACGACCTGTTCCAGTGTTTCTACCCCAAGTCCGAACTGATGCGCGCATGAGCCGCACAGCAGCAACCAGCAAACCAGGCCGCCTCGAGCGGTTTTTTTTACGCCCAACCATAAGGCGACCATGAACAAAGTAAGTTACACCGGCGGCGCCGTGTCGATCTGCAGCGCCTTGACCCTCACGGACTGGGGCATCCTGGTCGGCATCGCCACAGCCCTGTTCACCTTCGGCATGAACGTCTGGTACACGCGCCAGAAGAACGCGCGCGAGCAGCGACTGGCCGATCTCGAAGAGCAGGAAGTTCTTTCGCGCATACTGGCGCAGGGGAGGAAACCATGAATGCGCAGCGCCTCGCCGCGCAGCTCACGATCGACGAGGGGCGGCGCCCGCGGATCTACGTCGACACCGTCGGAAAGGTCACCGGCGGCGTCGGCCGCAACCTGACCGATCGCGCGTTCTCGGACGACGAGATGGACCTGATGCTCAAGAACGACATCAAGGGCACCGAGAGCGACCTCGATCGGCGCCTGCCTTGGTGGCGTCAGATGAGCGAAGCGCGCCAGAACGTCCTGGCGAACATGTGCTTTAACCTCGGTATCGACCGGCTGCTGGGCTTCGCCAAGACGCTGACGTTGATGAAAGCAGCGCGGTATGACGCCGCTGCGGCCGAAATGCTCGACTCGTTGTGGGCGAAACAAGTAGGCGCGCGGGCAATCCGCTTGGCGGCCACCATGCGCAAAGGAGAATTCTGATGGCACCGCTTATTCCAATTGCAATGCAACTGGCCCAGTTTGTCCCGGGCATCATCAAGCTGCTCGGCGGCGAAAAGGCCGGCGAGGTAGCCGGCAAGGTCATCGACGTCGCGCGCGCGGTCACCGGCATCGACGATCCCAAGTTTGCCGTCGAGGCGATCCAGATGGATCCAGCCAAGGCCGCGGAGTTTCAGCTGGCCATCGGCGCGCAGCAGGCCGACTGGGACCGCATGTACCTGGCCGACACGCAGAGCGCCCGCGCGCGGGACGTCGAGCTGGCCAAGGCTGGCATCAAGAACCACCGCGCGAACGTGCTGGCCGGCGCCGCTCTCCTCCTGGTTATCATCTGCCTGCTGGTGGTGGTCTGGAATTCGAACATGAACGAATACGGCAAGTTGACGCTGAGCCTGGTGCTAGGCCGCGCGATGGGCTGGGTCGATCAGATCTTCTCGTTCGAGTTCGGCACTACCCGAGCGAACAAGACGAAGGACGACACGATCAACAAGTTGTCGGGGGCGTAGCCCGGCGTGCCAGCGGCAGGGCCAGCACCCGCGCCGCCACCTCCGCTGGAACACCACTGGCGGCCAGCATGCACGAGGCTTCCAGCCAGGTGATCGCGGGCAGCAGGATCAGGGCCAGGTCGACCCGGTTTGCGGTGATGTGATCGGTGCGTGGCATCATGTGTAAATGGTGCCGTGGCCGCATTGTACGGGCTCGACGCGCATCAAATGTGCGGCCCAATTACACCGGAAAATTACACAGGCAAAAAAAAAGGCCGGAAGCAATTCGCTCCGGCCTTTCTAAGTCGCTGATTTAACAGCTAAATTCTGGTGGGAAGTGCAAGTTTCGAACTTGCGACCCCTGCAGTGTGAATGCAGTGCTCTACCCCTGAGCTAACCTCCCTGACAACGAGTCGTATTATGCCAAAAACTTTCTCTACCGTCAAACTTTTGGCGAATAATTTCTCCACACGCAATCGCCCTTGACGCCTTTGTCGAGTCCGACCAGCACGTTGTCGTGCAAGGCCAGCTCGTCCGCGCT